CGATGTTATGGCTCGGTCTTCAATTTTTGCTTCTGTTACACAAGAGCCATCAAGTTTTGCTGTGGTCACTGCATTAGCGTCGAGGTGCTGTGTGTCAACGGCTCCATCAGCAATTCGACTTCCTGTTATAGCAGATAATTGTATTTTAGCAGTAGTTATAGCGAAAGGAGCTATTTGATCAGTGCCTACAGCGTCAGTACCAATATTAATAGAACTTATTGTTCCGTTAGCAATTCTGTCTCCGGTTACTTGTTGTGCGCCTATCTTTGCAGTAGTGATAGCGGAAGGAGCTATTTGATTAGTGCCTACAGCGTTAGTAGCGATTTTAGCCGTAGTTACCGCTTCATCGTTAATTTTGAATTCAGTTACCGCTGAATTAGATATTTCACTAGTGCCTACAGCATTAGTGGCTATTTTGTCACTAGTTATGGCGTTAGTAGCGATTTTAGCCGTAGTTACCGCTTCATTGTCAATTTTAGCTTCTGTTACGCAAGAGCCATCAAGTTTTGCTGTGGTTACTGCGCTGGCATCTATGTCACCAGTATCCACAGTATTTTTGAATGCAAGCGCCCCTGAACTATTAATAAAGTTATTCAGTAACCCGGAAGCTCCTCCGTCTGAGTTTATTCCGTTGTCCACGGCAAGATAATCATAAGCGCCGTCCCAATTACCAGAAGAATCTTGAGTTTTTGTATATAACGCTTTAATAGAGCTTACATTTGACACAAGATCATTAGTATCTGACCCTATTCTAATATCATTAGCTCCAACCAACCCTACATTAATGGCAGACAAAAAAGCAAGACCTGTTGTTGGGCTTGCCCCTAAAAGTGTTATCTCCGAAATTGCGTCTCCGTTCGCATCTACCTTAGACAGTTTCAATGGACCATCCACGGATTGGATTTTTTTACAACCCGATAGCTGAATAGTAGCGTTTGCTCCACCATCCGTTCCACCACTGTCATTGATAATCCTAATTCTTTCAGCTATAGCAGACAGAGCACTAGCGATGGCTACATTTGGCCCTGACCTTACTCCAGCCATAACTCCAGACAGACTAGAGAGAATATTAGAACCGTCAACTATTTTTCCAGAAGCGTCGGACGTAAACTCATAAGTTTCTTGCCACGGACCACTGACAGCACTAGGAATAGAACCTGCTTCAATGTTATCAATTGCGGTGGATAGTTGGCTGGAAGAGGCGGCTAAAGCACTTAAACCATTGTCGTTAGCTATCGCCAAACTCGAAGTGCTACTTAAATTACCAGAAGAATTAAAAATATAGGTATAGCTACCTTGCCAACCTCCTGAATTATTTAATACGGTGCTACACAGGTCCAGGACATTTGCTGGCTCTAATGCGTCTACTACTGCTGAAATTTCAGCAGTAGAAGCCTCTAAAGCACTAAAATCGGCAGGAAGAGCAAGAAGAACTGCTGAAGATTCTGCTAACGCGCTGACACCACTTACTGTATTCCAGCCCTGGTAACTACCGGACACATTAGCGACTTGTACAACGGTTACAGTATCTTTAACATCTTGAGGCATCAATGCCGATGCTAAACTGTCTTCATCGTTAGACGCAACTAAACCAGTTGGTCTGCCTAGCTCGTCGGTATCTACAAATAATAATGATGATAGTTCTGACATAACACTCCTCCGTCTTTATTTAGTGTTATCGGCTGATAGAGTAAACTTTGTTCTTACTCAGTCTAGTTCTTTAAGGATGACATCCATAATTTCATCTAAGTCTGATAAATCTTCTATAGCCTCGTCTTCACTTTTAGGTTCAACAGCCTCGGCTGGCTCAGTGGCTAACTTAGCTCCCTCTTCCTCTTCTTGCATGGCCTCATCAGCTTCAGCTTCGATGCTATCGACCTGCGCGTCATGTTCAGCCTCTTGCTCAATTTCCTTGTCGGTTTTTTCCGGGGTTTCAGACTTATCTTTCGACTCAGTAGCCTCAGCGACATCCTCTAGGCTTTCGTCGCTTTCATACTCAGCGTCCTTTTCATGAAGCTGCTCTTGAATATTACTCACCAAGTTCTTAATGTCAGAAAGTTGTCCGGTAATTCTTTTGAAATCTACTTTTGAGGAAGAAGCTTCTTCTAAGACGCAATCATACCCAGCGGTAATAAACATCTCAAGTAAAAAATCGTTTACATCTATGCACTCTACACCATGTTTTCCTTTTAGGCTTTGAGCCATCTCAGAAAGAATGCCTTTTAGAACACTACCTTTTGGGGCTAGTCTAGAAAGAGCCTCAAAAATTACCACTTGGGTATTTGCCAGACTTTTGAACGATGCCGGGTCTTGTAGGTTCTGGATGTTTACTCCGTACTTTTCATTAATATTGTCAATGAATACTTCTTTTACGTCCTTCTTGTACTCGAAAATCCTAGAAGAAAACTCTTGAATGTCTTTCTCAGTAACTCCAAGAGCGCCATCTACAGAAGCTAGGCAGTTTGAGAATGTTTCAAAAAGGCTCTTTTTTGAGGCTAGAGCTAAGTAAGGAACCTCAACAAGTGCTTCGCTTAATGCACCTACTGTGGTTTCAGCATCCTCGAAAACCATACCAGCAAGGTTCTTAATACTAGGAGCACTCGCCCAAACCATTTCGAAGTTTCTCTTAGACTCTATAAGTTCTTTTTTGATTAGCTCTTGACGGCAAATCATTTCATAAATAGACTCGTTTACGCCACGCTTTAAGCTGTATTCTCTTTGATCTTCTAATTCTTCTAGAGTTATTCTCGGAAAACTAAACGCATTAGAAACTGAATTAGATAAGTTTACAGCGTTCCTTACCTCTGGAACTCGTATAATCTTTTCTAGGTTTTCTGACAAGAAGCTGTTTAGTTGGGGAACTACTTCTAGTAGGTTTTGAAACTCTACCGACTCTATAATTTTCTCAGTGTTGGCTAATCGGGAGCACTGCTCATGAAGTCTCTTTTGGACCCCAGATAGCTTTAGTCTATTTTCCCAAAGGGTAAGAATATCCGAAAAGCTGTCGTCTGCCTCCCCATACTCTGAGTAATGAATGCTTTCAATGAACGAGTGCATCTTTTCATTTACAAAGCCATCAAAAGTCTCCTCGTCATCAAACACAGAAGAATCTTGAACTTTGATGTTTAAAAGCTTAACATCTTCGGAAATGTTAAAGTTACCAGTTATAACCTTTCCGCTTTCAGTAAGGTATGTAACTTGCTCGTTATTTCCGTCCATGCTAAAAAGCATAACATTCTCTCGGATTGATCTGCCGATGCAGTCACCCAATTTTACTAGGTGTGTGATTGTCTTATCTCTTTCCTCAAATATTCTTGAAAACATTTTATTATCTCCGTTTTATTTATATAGACTAGCTTTCTAGTAGCTCCTCAGCTTTTTGCTTTTGTTTTTTTACAATTCTAGACATTACTTCTTTTGCTTCCTCGTCCAAAGTGCGATTGAGCATAAATTCTATAGGACTCTCGGTGCTTTCATTAGCCGTTGGGGGCGTGTTTTCCGCAGATTCCATTCCCGCCGAAGGCAAGCCTCCCGTAGCTTCCTGATTAACTGCTTCCGTAGCCGCCTGTTCTTCCATTTCTTTATTCATCTCTTCTATGGTGCGCTGGGCTTCTTCCTCTGTCATGTCAAAGTATTCCATGTAAATATGCTTTTTAGGAAGAAGTTGAAGGTCTTTAACCTTAGCGATGATTTCAATCTTAGTATTGTCTAGGTCTAACTTTCTTTTTGCAGACATATCCGAAGGCTCAGGTAAAGTAATTCTTAGCTGTTTAATTAAACTAGCAGGAAAGCCTCGTAGCTGTAGGTGTCTCTTAGCTAGATTCTCTAAACCGCTTTGAATATCTACTTGAACTCGCTGAATAGTTCTAGCAAACTTTACATCTAGTTGAGACAAGTTTGCTTTGCGCTCTGGAGATTTGTCCTTCTCTACAAGGTAGTCCTTGGGGACTTTAAGGGCTGCTAGAAGCTTGTCTCGGTAATATCGAACATCTTCAATCTCACCTAAATTTTGTGCTCCAGGAAGAGTGTCAATCTTAGTGCCTTTTCCGTTTTTGGTAGCCACAAAGAAATCTTCGTCAAGAGACATGGGATTATACCTAGAGTTTACTTGTGAGGTAGAGTCTTGATAAAACTTTTCTTTTTTAAACTTTTGCTTGATTCTCTCAATGAACATCTCGGCTTTGCTTGTAGGCAGGTTACCCGTATCAATATAGAAGATACGCCGCTCAGGAGCGCGAGAAAGGCGATAGATCATCATGGCATCTTCCATCATTTTCAACGAGCGGAAGATTCTATGGCATAATGCAGCGATGGATTTACCGTATGGATAGAATACGGGGTCCGAAGTATGAAGCCTAAAATGTACGATTTGGTGCTTGTCTAGCTCAATATATTTTACTGGCCGTTGCTCTCCTGTGCCATTGTAGAGAACTTCATTAACGTCAGAAGAGGGGATCTCCTGAAGGAACTTCTTAAGGTATCCGAACTCATTTTCAACACGAAGAAGATAATTAGGATTAAGAACTTTTAATTTTTTAATACCTTCTTCAGGCTTTTCCACGTTGACAATCATTTCAATAAAACAATCACCGTACTTGACAGTATTACGGCAAATGTCCCAAAGGATTTTGTCTAGTCTAATATCCTTGAAGAAATTTTCAACTTCAGTAACAACTAGCGAGTTTTTAGAATCTATCGTCCACCTTTCTCCGCGAGGCCCTTTTTGAGTAGTATCGTCTGCATAAATGTCAAACGCTGCTCCGACCTCAGGATACTCATCCATTTCCTCATACTCTTTATATCTTTTCTTTCTGTTTAACTCATTCTGAGGAACTATAGGGTTTCTTACAACTCCACCTATTGCAGGACCATCCTTCCCTGGAGTATCTTTTAAGACACCTGTAGACTTAATGGTATCTCCAGTAAGCGCAGTAGCTTGTCCTTGGTCCAAAGCCTTCTGGACCGCTGGTTGAGCTTTAGTCGCAAAGAACTTTGCAAAAAATCTACCAATCGGCCCGGTTGGAGTGTAATATGTTCCAGCGCGACCAGCGGAACCACCAAAGTTGGTGTACCCACTTTCGTTTATGGGCTCTTCATTATTTTCTTCTATTTGATCAACCATCTGTAGTCTTCCTTGCTTAGAGCGCCGTGAGCGGTCTTGATATTAGCCGTGTAAGAATTAGTTACAGGTAATGGGGCTTCTCCTGGGATTGGCCTAGTACCCATAAGTTCCATCGGGGTAGTATCTAATAAGTTTTTGTAAGCATGAACAGAAAGAGCTAGACTCATAACAAGATCGTCATGATATCCTTTTTCTGCTTGAACTTTACCGTTCTCACCGATGATGAATGTGAAAAGCTCGTCGCAGGTTCTAGTAGAGTTAATTTTGATTAGGTCTGTTCTGACCGCCTCTTCTAACTCAGCTAGGATACTCTCTCTGTTTTTTGCTGTGATTTGAAACCCTATCTCTCCCTTGTCGTCAGCCCATAAGTTCTCATACTCATAGACGTTGTAGAGCCAGTCAATCAAGTTGTTTCCAATCGTGTTTCGCTCACAAATAATGTGGGCTGTATTATATAGCATACCTTCGTTAGCTAATATTTGAGCAAAATCATTTATTGCTGTCCTATTAGAGTAGAACTCGGCAACCTGTTGCCCATTATACATGTTTATTATGTGAAAAGCCGAGTAATCTCGGTCTCTACCTAGAGAAGTATCACAGGCGATCAAGTAACTGTAGTGCGGCTGGGGATCTTGCCACACGCGCATACGGTTATTGTGCTTGGTGTAATACTCTTCACTTGTCTGCTGGGCGACATTCTTGAGGATCTCACCTTCAATATAAGTGTCACCTGTACCCAGGAAGCTGCACTCATACTCCTGTAGCCACTGTTTCGTGGGCATGTTGGCCTTGGTGGTCTCTTCCCACTTATGAATGTCTAGATCCTTCTCGGCCATCTGTTCATACAGATGCTCAAATCCAGGAGTGAAGTTATACTCTGGGTGTTCTTGCCAACGAATGTCTATGGGGTGGAAGGAGTTTTCCCCATCCAAAGCCTTTTGATATACCTCATGATACCAGTTACCGATACCGTTGACAGTAGAAAGCACGAAAGCACGACCACCTGTAGAAATAATCGGATAAACAGCAGCCCAAATAGTATCAATATTTTCAATGAAT